ATGTGGATGTATGACCCGAAGGAGCAAGAGTTCTGGCTAGGTCGCCTTGCGAGTCATCAACAATATATCAACGAGACTAGTTGGTTCTCGGAAGGGGGAGAGGAAAACTTTGCCGGTGGCTACTACAAATACTCCAAGCGCTTCCGCGAACTTACGTTGAACGGCCCCCACAAGGCCACTGACTTGCGGATAGCGGTGTCAACCCGGAAGGCATTCAGCACAGCTGGCTACAACTGGCCCGCAGCCCGTATCGCCAACCTGACTCTTGCGTGATCCGCCCAGCATCACGCTTTCGTAAGCGAAACGTACAAATCTGCCGCTCAAGCATAAATTGCAGGCTGTGAGTGGCTTGCTTCCTTACTAGATTTCTCAATGAAATCAAAGGCAAGTGGAGGAGAGACAGTCCGTATTTCGTTCTGGATCTACTAACTAAGATATTGATTTTAAATGAATTCCTATTTCCGCGTGTCGCAGAATGTATAGCATTATGTATAGCAAATTTGCTTGACCCCAACTGGCCGCAAGTGGTATTCTCTATGCCATAACGAGTGCCCTTTGTTTCAGTTGCGATGTTTCAGAAGTTCATTTCTGCATTTCACCGGAAGGCGGTAGGTGTTTCGACACCTGCCGCCCTTCCCCTTTTCGGACTCACCCCCACCCTCACCGGAACGACCGTCACCACGCAAGGCGCGATGCGCGTTCCTGCGGTGGCCTGTGCGGTGGCCCTGATCGCCGAGACCGTGGGGGCTCTGCCCGCGAAGCTCTTCGAGAGAGACGGCCGGGAAAGCGTCACCGATCACCCGGCCTATCGGCTGATCCATGACGAGGCGAACCCCTGGACCTCGGCCGAGGCGCTGCGGGTGGAATTGACCACCGACGCCCTGTTGCACGGCCACGGCTACGCGGTTGTCACCCGCAACACCTCGGGCGAGCCGGTCGAGCTGCACCGGATCGACCCGCATCAGGTGCAGGTTGAAACCGACGATTTCGGCGAACCCTCCTATCTGGTGCAACTCACCGACGGCCCGCACCGCTATCCCTTCACCGACATCCTGCATGTGAGCGCCTTCGCGGGCGCCTCGCCGATCACGCTCGGACGCGAGGCCATCGGCCTTGCGCTCGCTTTCGAAGAACATATCGCCAAACTCTTCGCGAACGGCGGCAAGCCCGGTGGCATCCTCAAGACCGAGAAGACCCTCGGCGATGAGGCCAAGGCCAAACTTGCGGTGAGTTGGACGGCTGCGCATGGTGCGGGCCGATCCGGGGGCACTGCCATCCTGGACGAGGGCATGAGCTATGAAGCGGTGACGATGACGCTCGCCGACACGCAATTCGCCGAGAACCGCCTTGAACAGATCCGCGAGATCGCCCGTGCCTTCCGGGTGCCGCCCACGATGCTCTTCGAGCTCACCCGCGGCACATGGTCCAACACCGAAGAAATGGCCCGGCAATTCCTGCAAGTGACGCTCAAACCGTGGCTCGCCTCGTGGAGCTGGGCCTATGCGCGCTGCCTGCTGACCCCCGAGGAACGCCGGGCGCTCTATGTCGAGTTCGTCACCGACGATCTGACCACCACCGACACGGCCGCCCGCGCGGCCGCCTATGGGCAATACCGCAGCATGGGCGCGATGACGGCCAATGAGGTGCGCGCCGGTCTGAACCTGCCGCCCCGCGCCGATGGGGACACGCTGCAAAACCCCTACACCACCACCGGCGCCCCGCCTGCCGCCAGAAAGACCCCCGAAGATGGCTGACCGGATCACGCATCGCGCCTTCTTCGGTGAAACCGAGCGCCCCTTCACCCTGACCGACCCCATGCTTGCCGAGCTTGAGCGCCTGACCGGACAGGGCACCGGGGCGATCTATGCTCAGATTGTCGGCATGACATGCCCCGCCAGGACGCTGACCGAGATCATCCGTCTCGGGCTGATCGGTGCGGGAATGGCGCCCGAAGAGGCCATGCGCCTTTGCACGACCTATGCCCATAACCGCCCGCTGACCGAGATTCTGCCGCTTGCCTTCGGGATCATGGATGCCCGGTGGAGCGGTGTGGAGGCCACGACATGACCGACCGGCTTGAGATCAAGGCACAGCTTGCCGCGAGCGAGGCAGGCGAGATCACCGGCCTGGCCTGGCCTTTCGGGTCTGCCGACCGGGTGGGCGACGTGATCGTGAAGGGCGCTTTCTCGGCGCCTTCTGCACTGCCGATGCTCTTTGCCCATGATCAGGCGCAGGTGATTGGCGTCTGGGATGAGATCGCCGAGACCGAGGCCGGTCTGACGGTGAAAGGCCGTCTTCTGATCGAAGACGTGGAACGCGCCCGCGAGGTGCGCGCGATGGTGAAGGCGGGCGCCGTCTCGGGCCTTTCCATCGGCTTTGTGACCAAGGACGCCAGGCGCGCGGGTCGCGGCCGTCGCATCACGGCGCTTGAGCTGCACGAAATCAGCATTGTTGCGGTCCCGGCCCATCCGGGCGCGCAGATCACCTCTTTGAAATCGACCCATTTGCAAAAGGAACATTCAGCGATGGAACAAGAAGACACCGCGGTGCCCGCGCCGCAGATCGACACCAAGGCGTTTGACGAGATCAAATCCCGCCTCGACAAGCTCGAAGCGAAATCGAACCGCCCGAGCCTGGCCGTCACCGGCGTTCAAAGCCCGGTCATGGCGGCTGACGAGGTGAAGGGCTTCGTGCATTACCTGCGCACGGGCGACAAGTCCGAGACCAAGAGCCTTGCCTATGGCGCGCCCTCGACCGGCGGCATCCTGGCGCCGGAAACCGTCTCGACCTCGATCATCTCGAAGATTGCCGAACAATCCCCGGTGCGGGGGCTGGCCTCGGTGATCGCGATGAGCGGCCCGCTTCTGCAACTGCCCCGCCTCGTGACCGAGGTGGCGCCCCAGCATGTGACCGAGACCGAAACCCGGCCGGAATCCGAACCGACCTTTGAACAGATCGACCTCAAGCCGCATGAAATGGCCGTCATCGTGCCGGTGACGCGGGTTCTTCTCGAAGATGCCCAGGTGGATCTGAACAGCTACCTCAGCGCCCATATCGCCCGCAGCTTTGGCCAGCTCGAAGCCAGATGGTTCGTCACCGGCAACGGCACGACCGCCGCCGAGGGCGTGATGACCTCGGCCGAGGTGCAGGAATGCGAAGTGACGGGCCTGACGGCCGATGAGCTGATCGACCTCTATTATGCGCTCAAGACGCCCTATGCCCAGAATGGCGCCTGGCTGATGAACCGCAAGACAATGGCGGCGGTGCGCAAGCTCAAGGACGGCAACGGCGATTTCCTGTGGCAACCCGCGCTGGCCGGCGGTCAGCCCGGCACGCTTCTGGGCCGTCCGGTCTATGAGGCCCCCGACATGGAAGATGCCGCCGCGGGCAAGACGCCCATCGTCTTCGGGGACTTCGCCTCGGGCTACACGATTGCCGATCACACCGGGTTCAGCATCATGCGGGACGACTACACCGGCGCGGCGAATGGCATCATCAAGTTGCATGCGCGCCGTCGCGTGGGCGGGCGCGTGACGCTGGGTGAAGCGCTGGCGAAGCTCAAGCTCGCCGCCTGAGCCATGACCCCGCTTGCGCGCTGCGAAGAGGTGACGGTGTATCACGGCGGCCTGGCCGTGGTTCTGCGCCCTTCGCTGCGCGCGGCGATGACCCTTGAGCGCCTGCGTGACGGCTGGCCGGGCCTCCTTCTCAAGCTCGACCAGTTTGACGTTCGAACCGTGCGGGCAATCCTCCGGGCTTCGGCGGTTGATCGCAACGCCGTCGAGGCTCTTCTGGCCTCTTTCGCTGTCACTCCCATCGCGGCGGTGAAGGAGGCCACCCTGGCGCCCCTGAGCGCGCTTCTGGCGCTCTTTCTCGCGCCGATGCAGGAAGAGACCGCCTGCGAGGCAAAGCCTTCCAGAGGCCGCGTGACGCCCTGGGTGGATGCCTATGCCGAGTTCTATCACTTCGGCACGGGATGGCTCGGGTGGAGCCCGGCCGAGACATGGGTCGCAACACCCACCGAGATCGCACAGGCAATCGAAGGCAAGCTTGCCCATCTGATTGCGATGAACGGCGGTGACAGCGGCGCCGGTCCCAGCGGTCCCGCCGGTCCCAGCCCCGCCGACTATACACCCGAGCGGCTGCGCGAGATCGAAGAGCTTGGCTTCGACCCGGCCTTTGACCGCGAGGCGCTGCACCGACTGAAAGCGAAAGGCTGACCATGCCGAGACCACCCCACATCTGCGCCTGTGGTCGCCTTGTGCCGCATGGAGGGCGCTGCACCTGTCAAAGAGAGTCCGACCGCGCCCGCAAACGCCGCCATGACGCGCGGCGCCCTTCGGCCCGCGCGCGCGGCTATACCTCGGAATGGGAAAAGGCGCGTCTGGTCTTCCTGGCCGCGCATCCATGCTGCGCGATGTGCGGGGCGGTGGCGACCGTGGTCGATCACATCACCCCGCACCGGGGCGACAAGGCGCTCTTCTGGGACCGGGCCAACTGGCAAGCGCTCTGCAAACCCTGCCATGACCGGGTGAAGCAGAGGGAAGAGCGGGCGGGCGATGTTTGACGCGCCCTCGCGCTGGAACCCCGAGCGGAACCTGTGGCTTGAGGTGCTTTATCGCACAGTGGAAGATGCGACGAAGGGACCACGCCACACGCCAACGGCGCATGACAAGGTGCGGATCAAGGAATCTGCCCGCGACTACCTGACCCGGCCGAGTCGTGACCTTGCGATGGTCTGTGCGCTGGCCGGGGTGGATATGGGAGCGGTGATTGAGGCGATGCGATGACAATTCATCGTTGATCGGTGCAGGCAGCCCATTAGAAACTCAAAAATTTCAGCCTTCTTCATAAGAATAGGTTGCATTAGGTTGTCTGAAAATAGATCCGAATGCGGACAATGTTTCCGCCACATCGTAGCCTCTCAAGGCTTGATCCAGATCTCTAAATCACCCAAGAAACTTGTCTCCTTGCAGAGATATGCGTGCCCAATCGCCTTTCCCGTCAGGGACAGCCTCGTGACGCCAACCCTGCTTTCGTCGTAACGCGAACAAAGCAAAGAAAAATCCGGGAAGACTTTTGAAACCTCCGCAACGAAGGAAGCATTATCAACCAAGCGCCCTTGGCACGCGGCTTTATATTTCGCCCCAAAACCTTCAAGACCCGGCAACGCACCCGCCATATTGTCGAGACCCTTTTCGTTAACTCGGACATATACTTTTTGCGGATCGAAGGGGCTAATGGCAATCGAGTTCGTCAATCTAAGTAAGGCTGTATTTGGGTGCAGCGCATTAAGCTCTTCAGGGTCAAATCCAGTATTAAATGCCTCCGGATACTTTGACTTCAGAACATGCGCTAATGGCCTCGGGGTTAGCGCCGCATTGCCGGGGCCACTCAACAATAAGCCGTTGCTCTCAAGGTATTCGAGCGCATCCATAGAAAAATCAAGCGAATCCGTTATTGGCGAGAGGTGTGAATGGAAGCGTTCGGACACAAATTCAGTTGCCGAATTCCCTATCAATCCAACATCCATAACGTAAAATATGAAAGCAAGGTTTGCGAAATCAACCTTCGTCAGATTAGCTGACTTGCGAATGGCGTCATTTAGTGCAAGTGAAGTCCTCGAAGTCAGCCGCCTGCTGGCACGTTGATAAATCAGATCAGTTAGCACTCCGTGCAAAGATTCCGAGTCACTTCTAACGTAAGCCTTCTGCGCATCTAAAAGCGCCCCCTGCATATCTGGATCGGCGAACACCTCCAGTGCCGCAGTGTCGCCGCGTGCTATTTTTTCCTCGAGGCGCTTTTCAAATTCATTCAGCCGCTCATTAACCAGCGATTTCGCAGCTTCAGTGTAAAATTGAATGCTTTGCGAAACAATGGTCATAACTTCAGAGAGAGATGGCCCAACTATAATATCTCTCGCCGCCTGCATCGCGGTTGAATTTTCTGCAACTTTTTGCTCCTGACCCTTACCGATCATTGATATTTACGTCTCTTCCCGCTTGAATACCAAAGGATCTGCCAATTATTCTTTGCTTCTGATTTCTACTTTTGTTAATCCTCTTCACCGCAAGGAAAGCCAAAGCAACAGAAATTAGAACCCCAACTGCCCAAAGGACAACTTCTTCAACGTCCACCTTGCCATCCCCCCCATTGCGAGTTGATAATACTTTTAAAGATGTTTTATCTTGGCGGCCATTTCAAGGCTCATTGTGATTTCCAACGTCATCCGGGGCACCTCCCGACTTCCACCCCATCCCCGGACCGGCGGGGGGAGGTCCGCACAGGATGGGCGCTAAATAACTTTTTCTCGACTCTTCAAGTCCTTGGCGGAATGTGCTATGTGATAACGTGTGTTTTTCTTGACGAGTTTTCGAGTATGCCTTTCGTGTCCCTGCCCGAGCTGAAAGCCCAGCTCAACCTTGACCACGATCTTGACGACGCGATTCTGTCGCATCAGATCGACGCCGCCGAAGCCTATGCCGCCAGCTTCATCGGCGCAGCCCTTCCCGATCCTCTCCCGGCCACGATCCGACAAGCCGTGCTCATGCTGGCCGCGTTCTGGTATGAGACCCGCGAGGCGGCGCAGAGCGGCACGTCGCCCGCCTCGGTGCCCTTCGGGGTGCATGACCTCTTGCAGGCGCATCGGGCGTGGGTGGTCTGACATGGCGGGTCGTGATCTGAATGCGCAAGCCGCCCGGCTTGCCAAACGTCTTGAGTCGATCCCCGATGCGGTGCTCGAAGCGGTGCGCCCGGCCGTGGTGCAATCCGCCGAAGACCTCGCCAATACCGCGCGCAGCCTCGCACCCGAAGCCGAGGGCGATCTGAAAGCCTCTATCGTGGTGACGCCGCCAGGTGCCCAGAGCCCGGCCTATGCCGAAGGCGGTGGCCGTCGCATCGCAGGCGAGAACCAGGCGCTTGTCACGGTGGGCAATCCCGAACAACGCCACGGCCATCTTGTCGAGTTCGGCACGAAACCGCATGTCAACGGCGGCCAGTTCGCAGGCACCGAGCACCCCGGCACCACGGCGCAGCCCTTCCTTCTGCCCGCGGCACGTCTGACGGATGCGCGCGCCCGGCGCCGGATCGGGCGGGCAATCGGGCGAGCCGTGCGCCAGATCGCACAAGGGGGCGGCCATGATTGACCCCGCACTTGCGTTTCAAACCGCCGTGCGCGGCACGCTGATCGGCGCGCCCGCGGTGGTGGCACACGTCCTTCCTGACAACATCCGCGCGGGTATGGTGCGCCCGGATCGCCTGCCCTGCGTGGTGCTGGGCGATGCCCGCACCGATTTCCTGGGATGCGCGGCCGGTTCGCAGCGTCTCGCGCGGGTGTTTCTCACCCTGCATGTCTGGGCGCAGGAAGATGGCGCCGACACCGCCCGCGAGATCGGCGCCGCGATCCAGGATGCCCTTGCGTTCGGGCCGAAGGACACCGCCGAGATTGCCGTGGATGACTGGCAACAGCCGCGCCTCGTGTGGCTGCGCGACCCGCAACCCGAGCTCACGCTGACACATGGTGCGATGGCGCTTGAAGCCGTGGTCCGGTGGAGGGTGTGACGATGCAGGCCGGAAAGCTTCAACGCCGGATCACCCTGCAACGGCTGAGCGAGACCGTCGCGCCTTCCGGCGCGGTGACACGCACCTGGGCCACCTATGCCGAGGGTCGAGCCGAACTGCGGCAGGCGGGCATATCCGAGTTCCTGACCGCCACGACCGAGGCCAGCGCGCAAAACGCGGTGTTCCTGATCCGCTGGGTGCCGGGTGTCTCGCTGGCAGACCGCATCCTGCATGACGGCCAGGCGTGGAACATCGTCGCCCTTGCCGAGATCGGGCGCAGACGCGGCCTTGAACTGCGGGCGGTGGCGGCATGAAACCCGTGGCGATTTTCCTCTATGAGCTCTCGGGCAAATCCGCAGACACCTTCGCGGCTGCGGGTTGGGACTGCTTCTGCATCGACATTCAGCATCCCGGAAACCGCACCGAAGGCAATATCCACTTCGTTCGGGCCGACGCCCGGCGCTGGAAGCCGACCCGCGACATGGTGGAACGCTGCCGGTTCTTCTCGGCCTTCCCGCCCTGCGATGATCTGGCGACCTCGGGGGCGCGTTGGTTCAAGGGCAAGGGGCTGCACGCGCTCGCCGATGCAATCGAGCTCTTCGCCATCGCCGCGGAATGGGCCGAGTTCTTCGAGGTGCCCTATCTGATCGAGAACCCGCGCAGCACGATCAGCACCTATTGGCGCAAGCCGGATCATTGCTTCGACCCCTGCGACTATTCCCAGCTTGCGCCGTCCGAGCATTACACGAAGAAAACGTGTCTCTGGACGGGCGGCGGCTTCGTGATGCCACCGAAGGCACCTCTTCCCGGTCCTGCCCAGGAAAACGTGATCCGCGACATGCAAGGCAAGGGCCGGGCGCGTGCCAATGCGCGCAGCGTCACCCCCATCGGCTTCATGCGCGCGACCTTCGAGGCAAACTTCGGCCAGATGACCAAGGCGGTAGCAGCATGAGCGCGACCAGTCTTCGCGGGCTCAAACCCGCCCTCAGGCCCGATGCCGAGGCGCTGACGAAGGCGCCGCCCGCGCCGTTCTGGCTTTCGACCCACGCGAAGGCCGAATGGAAACGGATCATGCCGCAACTGATCGCGCGCCGGATCATCACCCGCGCCGATCTTGCGGGCGTCGAAGCCTATTGCTCGGCGGCGGGTATCTGCCGCCAGCTCGAAGAGGAACGGCGCGCCGCCGGAGGCATGATCGACAAGACCGCCTTCGGCATCTGGAACCGCGCAGCCCAGACCGCCCGGCAACTTGCCTCGGAATATGGCCTCACGCCCACCTCGCGCGCGCGCATCGGCTCGGCAGAACCCGAGGATGCCGACGCCGACGATCCGCTTGCGGTGTGACATGGCGGGCAGCACCTATCCGGCCTGGGTTCTTGATGGCTCTCCCATCGAAGACCCGCTTGGGCATGGCGCCCGCGCGGTGAAGATGGTCTTCCTGATGATCCCGCGCGGCAACCGGAAGACCTCGCTCGCTGCGGCGCTCGCGCTGTTGCACCTGCTCGGGCCGGAACGGGTGCCCGCCGGGCAGATCATCTTTGCCGCCTCGGATCGGGAACAGGCGGGCATCGGCTTTCGTGAGGCCGCCGAGATCGTGCGGTGCGACAAGCGTCTGGAAGCCGTGACGCGCCTCTATGACGCCCACAACGCGCCCAAGGCGATCAAGAGCACCCGAGATGGCTCGGTGCTCAAGGCGGTGTCCTCGGATGGCCGCGCGCAGCACGGCACCACGCCGACCTTCGTTCTTGCCGACGAAATCCACGTCTGGCAGGGGCGCGAGCTCTGGGAGGCGCTGCAATCGGGCATGGCGAAACGCGCGGGCGGGCTGACGGTGATCGCCACCACCGCGGGCCGAGGCAACGAGGGCTTGGCTGCCGAGCTTTATGCCTATGCGCGCGGCGTGGCGCTCGGGCAGATCGTGAACCCGGAGTTCCTGCCGATCCTCTTCGAGCCCGAGCCGGGAGACGATTGGGAAGACGAAACGCTGTGGCATCGGGTGAACCCCGGTCTCGCACATGGCTTCCCAGACCTTGAAGGGCTGCGTTCACTGGCACGGAAGGCCAAGGACAGTCCCGGCGAACGCTACAGTTTCGAGCAATTCAACCTGAACCGATGGCTCGGCAACTCGCGCGACCCGCTCTTTGATTTCGACACCTACGATGCCCGCGTGTTCGAGGATGACGAGGCAGACCTTGAGCAATTGCCCTGCTGGCTGGGCGTGGACCTCTCGCGCTCGGGCGATCTGACGGCGGTGGTCGCGGCCTTCCGTCACCCTGACGGGCAAGTGACCCTGCGCCCGAGCTTCTTCGTGCCGGGTGAAGACCTGAAAGCCCGCGCCGACCGTGACGGGGTGCCCTATGAGCGTTGGCGCGATGCCGGGTTGATCCGCGCGTGCCCCGGTCCGATCATCGACGAAGGCATGGTTGAAGACGAGATCCGCGACCTCTGCGCCCGTTACGATGTGCAGGAAATCGCCTTCGACCCGCACCTGGCCACCCGCATGATGCAGCGCCTCTATGATGACGGACTGCCGGTGGTGGAGGTCAGGCAAGCTCCGCTGACGATGGGTGCGGCCGGTGCCGACCTTGAGCGCATCGTGAACGGCAGGCTCGTGCGGCATGACGGCCATCCGATCTTGCGCCAGCACTTTGCCTCGGTGGTCGCCGTGCGCACCGAAACCGGGCTTGTGAAGATGCACAAGGCCCACAAGCGCGACCGGATTGACGGGGCGATTGCAAGCGCGATGGCGGTCTATCGCCTGCGCCTCGGGCAGAGCAATTCGAGCGCCTATAACGCGCCCGAAGCGGGCGGACTCTTTGTGTTCTGAATGAGTGATGAGTGATGAATGACGTTACCCTTCCCGGCCTGATCGTTCCCGTCGAGGCGCGGATCGACAAGCTTGAAAAGGCCCTCAAGCGGGCCAGCGGGGCCCAGGCCCGCACCGCACGCGACATGGAAACCCGTGCCCGGCAATCGGTGGACCGCATGGCAAGGAGCTATGACGGGCTCGGCGCGCGTATGGCGGGCGCCTTCAAGAGCGTGCCGATCCCCGGCCTCGGTGTGGGCATGGCCGGACTGGCCGGCGCGGGCTTCGGCGCGGGGTTCGGGCTGGCCGCCGGGCAGGTGCGCGCAACCGTGCGCAGCATTGCCGAGATCGGCAACGAAGCCCGGCGCGCCGGTGTGGCTGTCGAAGACTTCCAGCGCTGGCAATATGTGGCCGAACAGAACCGGGTGAGCCTTGAGGCGCTGACCGATGGCTTCAAGGAGCTTTCGCTTCGCGCCGATGAATTCGTGATCACCGGCAAGGGGGCGGGCGCCGAAGCCTTCCAGCGCCTCGGGTTCAGCGCGGACGTGCTTGCCGCGCACCTGAAAGACCCCAGCGCGCTCATGCTCGAGATCGTCAAGCGTCTCGAACGCCTCGACACGGCCGCGCAGATCCGGGTGGCCGATGAGATCTTCGGCGGCACGGGCGGCGAACGTTTCGTGGAGATGCTGGCGCGGGGCGAGGCCGGTATCTCGGCGATGATGGGACGTGCCTCGGTGCTCACCGAGGAACAGATCGAGCGGGCCGACGACCTCGACCGACGCTATAGCGCGCTCACGGCAAGCCTTCACCGCGGCTGGCAACATGCGGCACTCGGCGCCGCCGACTTCGTGGCTCAGGTGCTCAATATCCAGACCGAGACCGGCAAGCTTGCCGCCTCTGACCTCTTCCGCAACCGGATGCAGGCACCCCAGATCCTCGGACCGGAGGTGGATGACGCACTCAAGGACAACGGGCAGGCGGTGGCCGACAATGCACAGGCAATCGCCGATCTTCTGACGCTTTATGAGCGGTTCGGGGCGCAGGCGGATGCGCTTGCCCCGATCCTGAGCCGTTTCGGGGGCGAATTGACCCGGATGGGCGAGACCGAGGCCGGGCACAGCTTGCAGGATGCGGCCCTGTCCATGCAAACGCTGACCGGCAAGCTGGATGCGGGAGAGATCAGCGCGCAGGACTTCGAACGCCAGATGGGTCAGCTCATCGAAAAGGCTCAGGCGGCATTCGGCGCGCTGGGAGACCTTGACGATGTGCGCTTTGCCAGGGTCATCGAGCGCCTGGGCGATCTATGGAGCGCGCTTGAGGCGCTGCGTTCGAAGGCGGCACAGGCGCGTGCGACCTTGCCGGGCGGGGTGGCATCACGCGAAGACACGCGCGGGGCGGCCATCGCCGAGGCCCGTTCGGGCAGTTATGCCAACAGCAGCCCCTATGCGCCGATGACCTCGCCGCCGCCGAAACCGGCGCCGCCGCTCGTGGATGAGACCGGACACGCGACCCGGCGCGGTGGCGGCGGGACAAGCACGGACGTCTTCGCACGCGCCGTTGCCGATCTTGCGCGCGAGAAGGCCGCCCTTGATGCCGAGGCGGCCGCGCTCGTCGCTGCCGCCGCTGCCGGGCGCGATTATACCGACGCGGTGGATTTCGCCCGCACGCGGGCCGAGCTTCTGACCGCGGCCGAGCGCGAAGGCAAGACGATCACCCCGGAACTGAGCGCCCAGGTTGACCAACTTGCGCAAAGCTATGTGGAGGCGGGCAATCGCGCGGAGGCGGCCGCGAACAAGCTCAAGCGGATCGACGCAGCAGGCCAGCGCGGCGCCGAAACCCTGACGGACCTCTTCACCGGCGTTCTCGAAGGCAGCATGAGCGCCGAGGAAGCGCTTGAACAGCTCGTCTTGAAACTCGCCGAGGTGCAGTTCCAGCAGGCGCTGACGGGGCTCTTTTCCGGCCCGCTGGGCGGCTTCGGCGCCGGGCTGGGCGGATTGCTCGGGTTCGCGGCGGGCGGCTACACCGGCGACGGCGGCAAGTTCGAACCGGCGGGCATCGTCCACCGGGGCGAATTCGTCATGTCGAAGGCCGCGACGGCCCGTCTGGGCGCGGGCAACCTCGAAGCGCTGCACCAGGCCGCCCTTCGGGGTTACAGCGGAGGCGGGCTTGTCGGGGCGCGCGCACCGGGCGCGACCCGCGAACGAGGGTCGGCGTCGGCTGCGCCGGGGATCACGATCAACGCGCCCGTGACCGTGAACGCGACCGGCGGCACCCCCGAAGCCAACGCGGATCTTGCCCGGCAAGTGGCCGATCAGACCGAACGGGCGATGCGCGCCATTGTGACCGAAGAACTTCTTCGGCAGATGCGACCCGGCGGGGTGATGCGCTGAGACTCGTCAGGAGCGCCGTGGACGGCCTCTTGTGCCGGAGGCGGGTTCCCTACCGCAGCGGAGCGCGCGTTTCTGGGTGATGTTCTTCCTGCTGGTGCGCGCCGAACGATCCCGCTTTGCTGCCGTTCCCCGGATGTGTATCGGTCATGCCGATCCACAAGGCAGGTGCATGGAATTCTACGGTCCGGGTCTCGCCTGCCGTAGAATTCTACAGTGACAATCAGACAAGAACACCACCATGAAGCAGAAGCGAGACAACAGGTATTTCCTCGAGCGCCTGCGCCTCGAGCATCCGCATATCCATGCCGATTACCAGGCCGGGAAGTTCAGGAATGCCACGGAGGCATTTCGGGCCGCGGGGCTGGTCAAGACCCGGTCGGCACTCGAAAGGCTCGAGAAGGCGTGGAACGAGGCCTCCGCAGCAGAGCGCGACGCGTTCAAGATGCGCATCGGCTGCACGGCCTCCACGGGCGCGCCTGGCGCCATTCTCGCCTCAGGTGGCGGGGGTGTAGCCGGGGCTCCAACAACGCCGCCAGTGACTCGCTCCGTGAGTCTCGTGACGCATCCTGTGCCGGGGCGACACCCCAGCACCTCCAGCGCGCACGTCTCGATGCCGAACCAGCCGAAACCGGGTCGGGGTCAACTCACCGATGACGAGCGCACCGCGGTGCGAGAGATCATGGACCGGCGCGGGATGCGGGTCGGAGATGTCATGCGCGAACTGGGTCGCAAGCCGCTTGATGCGTCGCTGGGCATGGCCTTGCATCGAGGAACAACGCTCACAGCGGATCTTCTCGATCTGCTGCGTTCCTGGATCGAAACGCACCGGAAGTCATGACCGCCATGCGATGCCGCGCGCGGTTCCACCTGGCGGCGTAGAATTCTACGGCCACTGACATGTCGGTGGATCGCCGGAAGGTTCTGACCTGAGGTTCGGCACCTCGTCACATCTTGCGACCGGGTTCGTCTGGTGGCCGATCAGATCGGCGGGGTGATGCGCTGAGACTCGTCAGGAGGGCCGTGGGCGGCCTCTTGTGTCGGAGGCGGGCCTCCCTACCGCGGCGGGTGAGACGTGACTCAGAGGCGCCTCTCCGGGGCTCTGACGCGGGCTCCGGGGCGGGACCGCGGAGAAGGTGAGAGGGGGCCGGAAGAGAGGCTTGAATGACCGGGCGGGAGCGGGCGCAGCCCGTGGACGGCCGGGGTAAGGATCTGCGTTTCCTCTCATGAACCCGAGCGTTCCCTTCGGACCGGAACAGTTCGTATCCTCTTTCCTTCCTTCCTCGTTCTCTCTCTTTCTGTATCTTCTTACTTATAGGATATATACTTATAGTGATGAGTAGGCGGAGAAAGCTTTTCCTTTCCGACAATCTGTTCCTTCCGGTCTACCCCTGCTTCACCCTCAGTCTCTCTTCCAGCCACCGCGGTCCCGCGACCGGCAGAAGTGTGGCGGAGGGCAGGCCCGAAGGGCCTGGCCGAATGTCACACTTCTGCCCGTCTTAAGATAACCTTCTAAGAAGTATATTTACTAAAGGTTACCTATATACGGGCAGAAGCGTGACACCGGCTCCGGCCCACCCTGCTTCACCCTCACGCCGCTTGTGTCCCTCTAGGGATGCGGGATGACAGGGGCCACTCTCAGTCTCCCTTCAAGCTCCTGCGGTCCCGTGTGACTAGCGGCATGATCCCCCTCCCGAGCTCCACGTTTCATCTCCCGAAAAGTTCGCTCCCGGTCACATTATTTCCCTGCGGTGGGTTTACCTACCTTTGCGCGCCTGGTATAGTGGGTTTACCTACCATGGAGAAAAGGAGACACCAATGGTATTCATGATCAAGCTTTCCGATGAGCGCGGAGAACAGTTGCGCCAGATCGCGCAAGCCAAGAAGCTGGCGGTCGCCGACCTTATTGCCGAGTTCATCCGATCCGAGGTTGCGGCAGGCACCATCGCCCCCACCGTCCCCGGCGTCGATGTGCAGAAGGCTGAAACCGCGATCGTCATCACGGCGAACGGTTTTAAAGCCTCGGTGCCTATGAACGAGGGTCCGACGCTCGCCGATGTGCTGAAAGGAACTGCCACACTCTCGAACGACCCTGAACGCAAGAAGCAATGGCTCGAAGGGGCCGCGGCCTTGTCGGGCGTGAAGGTCAAGCTCACCGGACGGCACAGTCTGAAACTTACCTCGCCACTGACCGGGCGAGAATACTCCTTGCCGCTGAGCGTTGCGGCCGATCTTGGCGACCAGATTCAGAAGGTGGTGGAATGATCGCCCGCGATGAAGACCAAGGCATGCCCGGTGCACTTGATGACGCGGAGGCAGAAGCCCTCCTCGCGTTGCTGGACGGGATCGACACCGACGACGAAGCTCATCGGTCCCGCACGCGCGCATCAAATGCCTGGCGCATGAAGACGCACTACGAGCGCGAGCTTGCAGAGCGCATCGCCGCATACGTCCCGCGCACCCGGACTCTCGGCGGGCGGGTTTGGGATTTGCTGGCGCCCGGCACCGAGCCTCACGCGGGCGATGAGGTCGAAGATGAAGGCGTGTGGCGCCCTCGGCGGGTCATCGCTGACTGCAAGACCAGATATGACCGGGCGGTATTCTTGGCATGCGAGGCGCAGCGCCAATACGACGCAAACCCAAGTGAGGTGACGAAACAGCTCCTGGATGAAGCGTTGCAGCGTCGAGCCCGTGCCTTGCGAGAATCTGAAACTGAGACAGTGCGGACGCGCGACCGGATCAACGAATGGCGTGCCGGAGAGGGGCGCGAAGTTTACAACGCACGACGCAGATCCGTGCGCGCCACGCCGAACGCCGACCTTTCAGCCATGACCGACGAGGAGAAGGCTGCGCACAAGCGAGAACAGGCGAGACTTCGGAAGCAGCGCAGTCGGGCGAAAGCTCACGCTCGCAATTGCCTCGCGCGATGACTGGCGTGACGAGATCCGGGCCGCGCACTCTTCTGGCTGCGGGCCGCGTGTCGGTTCGCAACCTGACCAGCGCAGCACCCTCAACGCGGCCAAAGCGGCCGAGATCGCCGCTGAGAGCGATGAAGTAGCGGAGAATAGCTACGCAGACAAATAGCTAAGTAGCTGATTTAATTGCAAAATTTGTATTGACGCTGGATTCCGGCGCGGCCTAGACTCCGCCTATCGCCACCCCCTCTGCGGAGCATCATCAATGCCGACCTTCATCGACGACGAAGCCTATACCCGCCTTCTGATCGACCTGCGCGAAGCCGCCAGAGCCGGTGACTGGGAAAGCGCCCTTGCCGAGGTTCTCGGCGGTGTGAACGTTCTGCCCGCCGCCTGTCGGAACGACTTCGTTGATCAGCTTTGAGGGGCAGCGCCACCTAGCCCAGATCGTTTTGCAGCCGATTGCGCAAATCCTAGCCCAGGAAGCCACGGCCAAGCTGGGCGGCGCCACCCTGCAAGACGCGCCGCCCTTCATCGACTGGGCCGACGAATAGGGGGAGAACGCCCCCGGCGCGCTCATGTTCGCGCCAAACCGTTCCCGTTACTCGGTGAGTGGGAAAACCCCGAGAGAGCGCGGCCCGTTGTCTCTTTCCGGGCGCGGCGCTCAACTACCCGTCAGGCACCCAAGGCAACTTTCCCATCCGACAGATTCCAGACACGAGCCTATAGAATGAGGGTAACAACCCGAGCGCCCACATGCCTGCCCCCGTCACCCTGTCCGAGCTCCAGAAAATGCACGAGATGGCCGCCGCCCTCGTGGTGGCCGATCCGGTCTATCTGCCGATCTTCGAGCGGATCGAGCTTGAGCTCGCCGCCTGGAACGCCAAGGATGATGCGATCAGCCGTGCGCGCGCAATCGCGGCCTGTCACAAGGCGGTTGCCTGAAGAAGTTCGTGCATATGTTCGAGCGTGGCCCCGTCGCCGTAACGCTCACGCGACAAGCGGTGGCCGAGAATGTCGCGTCTGATCCGGTCATCAATGCCCGCTGCAAGCATCCGATCTTCGAAGGAATGACGCAGCGAATACAGCGTGTGATCGTTGCTTTCCATCAGGTCGTTCTCACGCAGGAACTTGTTGATGGTGGCGGACAGGCTGGCACTGCTGTCGCGGTAGCGCGGAAACCCCTCGGGAAAGGCACGCAGAGCCTCCAGCGACACGCCCAGCAAGGGAACGACGCGCCGAGCGTGTTTCGTCTTCACCTGCCGACCTTCCGGCTCAATCGAAATGTGCGGGACATTGTGATTGAGCTTGATCGTGTTCACTGTCAGCGCCGCAAGCTCCGAGGGGCGACAGCCGGTGTTGATCATCGCAAGCAGGATCGCGCGCGCTTCGGGGTTCAACCCGTCCAGAGCGCCGGGCGCGAGCAGTTTCTCCCTGATCCACCGCACCGAGAACGGCGGGCGCTTGCGGGCGTCACCTTCCTTGAAGGAAAGATCGGTGAGTGGCAGCACGAGGCCGAGCCGCTTCATCCTGTTGACCGTCTTCAACACGTCGCCGAGGTGGATCAGATCCTTGTTGGCGCTGTTGGAGGTCAGGTCTTCCTCTTCAAGCCGTTCCATCCACCAGTTGCGGAAATCGAGCATGTCGTCGCCGGTAATGTCCTTGATCGGCTTGTCGCCCACCACCGCGATGAAGTTCCTCACGGCCTTGATCCGCGGGTTCTTCCAGCGACGAAGCTGATCCTCCGACTTGCCAAGGGTCCGGTCCTTCGCAAGCGTCCAGTAGAGATCAAGCGCCGTGCTCACCGTGATGGCCGGGGGCTGTTCAGCACCAAGCAGCGCGGCCGCATCGCGCATGTCCGGCGTCGCGGGCGTGTCCTTGAAGCCGCCCACCTGGGCAAAGCGGTCGCGCAGCTCCTCAAGCGGCAGTCTGGCCACCTGATCGGCGCGCATGTAGCGAAAGCCGCGCGCCTCGGCCAGTTCTCGGGCGGCTGCGAACCGTTGCTCGGCATCTGTCGTGTCGCCGGCGAGCTTGGCTTCCCAAGCGGCCACGAGCTGATCCCAGGTCGCAGCCTCCTTGGATCTGGCGACCGACAGGGAATCGGTGTGCAGGCTGACCCAGACGAACTTGCGCGGCTCCACCGGGGCATAGCGCTTGGGCACGCGCTTGTAGAGATAAAGCGTGCCGTTGACCGAACCCTTGCGTGTCGTGATCGCCAT